AAGTTTCGCTCCGCATCTTCTGGGTGGTCGCATCACACAGCCTTCTGGCCTGTGGGTTGTAGGTACAGCATGAATGAGGAATCGGGGGCAGAGTTCGGTACACGTAGCTTCGGCGCGGGCTGGTAATATGTACAACTATCCTAGTTAAGGGGGGGGCATACCTCACAGTGCTCACCATCCATGGTAAGGTTGAATGGACGTCGTTGGCTTGCTCGACGTTAAATAAGTATTGTTCACCAGCGCAGGCTGGTGCGTGGGCTAGGAACCCCTGAGTAAACAGTAAATCCGCGGCCGGCGAGAATGGCGACGAGTAAACGTAAAATCTCTAGGGCGGAAGCCCGACCCGCTGCGTGCCGCGGGGATAAACACGCATTGCCGTCAGAGGTGGTCAATTGATACCTGACGTTAAACAAAGTCGGGTGTACCCGACCGGCCCCCGTTAGGGGCCATCCCAACCTTAACTTCACAATCATGGCCACAACTACATTGAACACAGACTTTAACGCTTTTGTCAGCTCCACCACTCAGCTCAGCATTGCTCTAACGCCGATTTTGATCAGTCTGTACATCATTGTAACTTTTGTGAGGTATGTTCGCCGTTGGTGGGGGGCGAACCTCGTACCGGAGTCTCATCAGCGGGAAGCTAGGCGTCTCCAGGCGGAATTTGATTCCGTCTCGGAGTTGCCACGCGACCTGCTTGAGGCAACGTACGATGGGGATGGGAAAGTGGTGAGGCGCAAGCCGCGCAAGGGCAATTCCACTTGGTGGATGGCCTACGCGGTTATGGCCCGAGGGAAGTTTCATGACCCGAGCAACACCGTAGCCATGCGTCGTAGCATCCACAAGTGGATTTACGAGCAGATGGAGGCTGATTGCGTGACGAAGCTTGACATTGCCCGTGTTGTTCACAGGGCGGTTGAGTGGACTTACCACGCCGACGTCGGTGAGGTGAAGGCGGGCATGGACCGGAACTCAAGGGCCATGGTCGAGAGGGAAATCGACTATACGGCGCCTTGGTGGTCGTACTGGTGGGGCGTCAGCAGACGCACCGCCGGTAGCGGCTAGGGGGGCCCAGTGGCCGTACCTGGCAGGGACAGCGAGGATTCGCTGGCACCCAACCCTGCCGGTTTGGAAGTACGGTACATATTGGGAGCCACCACGCGCACTCGGCATACTTATATGGTCGGTGAGGGCATGTCCCCACCCCGAGAAGTCTACGCGTTCAATTCGACCATAGTAAATCTGCTCAAGGCAGTCAAGGAGAGGGTCTTTTACGTCAAGAAGGATGGTGTTTTTGTGTCACCCCCGCGCCCCGGTAGCAGCATGGCTTTTGTCATGCGGCGAAAGGACGCGAGGGATGCTGGCTGCTGCAGCATTT